TGGTATTAATTGGGCAATAAAAAAACTTGACCAAATTGATAAAGAAAAAAATAATTTAGATGATAGATTTAAAGATTACTTAAATAAATATGGCTGCTAACGAACACAAAAATTTAACAGATGTAAACAGACACAACCCAAAAGGTTTTGAGTCTGCTTTTAACGACACTTTATGTAGCAAGTCTACAGGTACAGGTGCAGGTAATACAGATGGTAGTTTGGTATGGACAAAGAAAAACCTAATAAAAACTGATACTTTTAATATACAAGGTTATGCTGTATTAACTAATGCTAACTATCATTATGGTACACAGATTCCTGCCGACACAAGCTCATCTTTATACAGTTCTAATTATGGTTCTGGTACTATTGGTGCAAGTGCTTTAGACATTGGTGATTTTTTTAAAACAAAATCATTTGTAATGCATACTGCTTGTAATTTAAACAGAATATATTTATGGGCAAATGCTACTACAGGAGCAACAATAACAGTAGCTTTATGTAAGATGACATTTGTAGCAGGAAATACTGGTGCTATTGATCCAGTACTATTAAACGAATTAACAATAACAGGACAGTCAAGTAACGATAATTTACAAGTAACTAGAAACTTAACTCCAGAAACAACTTTAGCAGCAGGTGATGTATTATTTGCAATGGTAAAAGCATCAACAGCAGCAACAACATATTTCAAAGCAGCTATAGAAGTTGGGTATGACAATTAATAAACAAAATAAAATGAAAGATACAATTGAAGATACGATACAGGTGGGAATGGCAAATGCAGGAGCAATAGGAATATCGTTAGCATCGTTTAATGAAATACTAACAACAGTATCTTTATTAATGGCAATAGGATTCTCAATTTATAAATTTACAAAAACAAGAAAATAATATGGCAAGTACAGTAACAGCAGCAAACTTAACAGTAACAATAGTAGAATCATACACTTTAAATGGTGTGGCATATGGTAATACTGTAGAAAAAACATTTACATCTAAAGGACAAGTAGATCAAAGAATAATGAGTGTAGCTACTACAGAAAAGACATTATTTAATTGGGGTGCTGCAGATGATGCAGGTACAGGAGTTGCAGCAAATTATGCATACTTTAGAGTTACTAATTTAGATGATACTAATTTTGTTACATTAAGATTATATAATGGTGCAGATAGTTTTTGGTATAAACTTGCAGCAGGAGAAAGTATGATGTTAATGAATAATGAGATGGATGCTGTTACAGGTACTACATTTGGTGCATTAGCAGATATTACTTCAGTATTAGCAAAAGCAGATACAGCAGCTTGTGATGTAGAATTTATTGCAGTAACAGCTTAGTATGGCTAAAATAGTTTTTACTTTTAGAAAGACTAAGAATAAGAAACGTAAAGGATTACATTCTAAAAATTCTAGTAAAAGTCAGAATGGTTATAAGAAACCAAAAAGAGGACAAGGTAAATAATGACATTTAGCTACTTTAAAAAAAGTGGGTTTACTTGTAAGTGTGGTTGTAAGACTAACATGATGGACTTAGATTTTATAGAAGATTTAGATAGAGCTAGGTCTTTTAGTAATATTAAATATAAAATAACATCAGGGTACAGGTGTCCAAATCACCCCCTGTCAATAAAAAATCCTTCCAGTTCACATATAAAAGGAATTGCTTGTGATATAGAATGTAAAGATAGTTATCAAAGAGCATTGATTGTAAGTGGACTAGCAGAAGCAGGATTTGTAAGAATTGGTTTGAGTAAAGAAGGTGGATTCATTCATGTAGATTCAGATCAAGATAAGGTTCAGCCAGTTATCTGGTTGTATTAATTAATAATTAAAATAAATAAATTATGGAAATGTTAAAAAAAATGTTTGACTCAAAAAAGTTTTGGTATGCAGTATCTGCAGTATTATGTCCGTTTGCAGCAGCAAAGCTAGGTCTATCAGAAGCAGAAGTAGAGAAAGTTTACTATGCGATACTTACTTTAATTCTAGGTCAGGGAATTGCTGACATTAAGAAATAATGAGTAAAATAGTAGATATGATTACTGGTAGCTTGGTTAAACAAGCTATAAGTCCAATTACTGAAATTGTTAAGTCAGTTTTAGAATTGTTTAAAGACACTAAGGGTAAGTATTCTTCTAAGAGAACAATAAGTGGGGTGTTAGTTATAGCTGCTAGTGCAGATATATCGTTAAATGGCATCACATTTATGAATTTGGGTTTAAGTTTTTTAGCAGTCTTACCATTACTGTTTTCAGTATTTGAAAAAAATTGTGAAAAGTGTAATTGTAATCTAAAAAAATAGTTACATTTGTGCTTCTATCAACCTTTCTGGTTGGATAATTGTTTTTAGTTTCAAGAGTGGGGTGTTAATAACATCCCATTTTTGTTTTAGAAGCACCTAATAATTTGCTTACATTTAGCAAAACTAAAAATCAAAAACATGACAAAATTAAAAGGTAAAAGATTAAGACTTTCTGCTAAAGAAGTAGAATTAATAAATGAATCTAGGGGTATAGATGTAGAAAATATAAATGGCAATACAGCTTTAGAGCTACATTTAAAAGAACGAGGTATAAACAGAGATGATGTTGTTAGTGTTAAGCATTGGCAAAACATGGGTGGAGAACTTAGATTCTCTATAGTTACAAAACAAGAGTATGGTTTAGATGAAGAGCAAATATTAGATAAGATAAAAAGTCTAATAGAGGATTACTCACCAACATACAAAAAAATAGATAGAGATTTTGAAAACGATCACTTACTTGTTATTAATCCTGCCGACATACATATTGGTAAATATGCTAAAGAATTAGAAACAGGTAATGGATATGACTGTGAAACTGCTGTAGAGAGGGTTTTAGAGGGCATACAAGGACTTTTAGAGAAGTCTGCAGGTTTTGGTATAGAAAAGGTATTATTTTGCATAGGCAACGATATTTTACATATTGATAATGTGTACAACCAAACTACAGCAGGTACAAGACAAGATGTAGATGGTAAGTGGTGGGAACATTTTGAGATTGCTCTTATGCTTTATGTTAAGTGTATAGAGATGTTTAGACATATTGCGCCTGTAGATGTGCTGCATAGTATGAGTAATCACGATTATCAGTCAGGTTTTCATTTAGCTCATGCATTAAAGAGTTGGTTTAGAAAAGCTGATGATGTAGATTTTGACATTAGTGTAGCTCACAGAAAATACTACCAGTATGGTAGTAATCTAATTGGTTTAGAGCATGGTGATGGTGCTAAGATGGTTAATTTACCTTTACTTATGGCACAAGAAAGACCTAAGATGTGGGCAGAAACTAAGTATAGGTATTTTTACTTACATCATTTGCATCACAAGGTAAAACATAAGTGGTTAGATGCTAAGGATTACGTTGGTGTTACTGTAGAATATCTAAGAAGTCCATCAGGCACAGACAGTTGGCATAGTCGTAAAGGTTATACTGGTGTTCCTAAAGCTGTAGAGGGCTTTTTACATGAGAAGAATAGTGGTCAAGTAGCAAGAATCACACATTATTTTTAAAATATTGTTAAAAAAGTTTGGTAGTCTAATTCAATTTTATAATTTTGCTTATTATTAACTAAAAATAAATATAATGAGTAGAAATAAAAAAAACAATTCAGAAAATCAAGAACCAGAAACTAAAGAAACTAGAAAAGATGCACTAAGAAGACTATTCTTAGAGAATAATTTAGTTGATGAAGATGTTTACAAAGACAAAAGAGGTTTCGTTATTATAACAAGATCAGGTATAGATAAAATTGTAAGAAAACAGGGTATTACTGTTGCATACGAACCTTTATTGTTAGAATTAAAAAAGGACAATATTAATGTTGTTATTAGAGCTGCTGCATCAATGCAAGGTAAAAATAATAAACCAATTAATATGATGTCTTTTGGTGAGTCATCTGATGCTAATTTAATGGGTGGTGCAAAAAAGTTTCCAGTTGCTATGGCAGAGAAGAGGGCTATGAGTCGTGTTGTCCTTAAAATTTCAGGGTTTTATGAACAAGGCAAAATATTTGGTGAAGGAGAGTTTGCTGAATAGTGAACGATGATTGGTTAGATGAGGTTCTTGATGGTAAGCCATCTGAGATAACATTATTTCAAATGGCTACCATTGAAACCAGATTACATAGGTCTGCAATACCCTTAGAAGAACAGTCGTATATCATAAACAATTTAGCAAACTTTACAGAACAAGAAGCTGATGACATTATTTTAGATATATTACAAAACCAAGTACCATCAGACCCTAAAGACCAATACAAATTAATGGCTAGAAACGGAATGTTTGATGACAAAGAAATATAAATTTTCACATATCAGAGAAGCTCATAATGAGTTTGAAGCATTTTTAAGAATTAAAGGAATGTCTACAAGACAGTTTTCTTTTTTACTTGATGTGAGTGAGGTAACTGCTAGAAGATATATACTTGACACAACATTGCTTAGATACTATCACATGAGTATAATTGCATTACATTTTAACATGACTGTAAAAGATGTAATAGATATAATAGAATACGATTTAAAATAATAAATATGAACGAAGAAAACAAAACAAAATTAAAATTTAGTCATTACTTTCATGAAGTAATAATTAAAGAATTAGTAAAGAAATTTAATGTTGCCGAAGATGAAATATTTTTAGGATCAAGAAGGAAAAACTTTATACAAGCTAAACGTATGTATATTTTTGTTCTTAAAACAATATTTGATTTAACACTACATGAGATTGGAGATATAACAAATCTGCATCATGCATCTGTACTGTATCACTACAGACAGGTAGAATTTTACCAAAAAATCTATGTGCTTGACTCAGAACTGTATAAGAAAATTTTAAGTAGAATAGAAAGTGTAACTTTAGATGAAAAGATTGATGCTCTGGAAAAACAAAACAGAGTAAACAATTTAGAATTAACCAAATTATATAACCTAAAAAAACGTAGAAATGACAAAAGAGAAAAATTATTTGCCTAGTAGTATTAAAGAAATTAAAACTAAATATGGCTCTATGCTTGTAGCTAACTTTAAAATGGAAGAGCTTAAAGCAATAGAAAACAAAGGTTGGTGTTCACTTGTAATATGCGAGAGAAAAGAACCTTCAGAAAAGGGTGCTACTCACTATGCATATGAGAATACATATGAGCCACCTAAACAAGAAACAGTAGACAATACTGATACTAAAGATGACTTACCATTTTAAATAAT